CAATGGTTTCGTTAGCAACATCCCACAAGAAATAAAGACTAGCAAAAAGTCCACCTGATAGGGATCGAGGGTGTGCATCCGCACACCTTCCTTAAACTAAGAAAGGAGATGACTTGCCTAAAGTAAAAATACAAATCATCGCAACATTCATAGTGGTCATGCTGACTGCTATAGCACTAACAGTAGATCAGAGATCATTACTTCCGATCAAAGCAACATTCAAACAACTAACTCCTACAGCACAAAAAGAAGTACTGTGCTTAGCTGATAACATCCTGTTCGAAGCAGGACATGAACCAAGAGATGGACAGATGGCAGTTGCCGTTGTTACACTCAATCGAGTTAAGTCAGGAAACTATGCAGATTCAATCTGCGGTGTAGTAAAACAAAAGACTGGAAACACCTGTCAGTTCTCATGGTGGTGTGAAGACAAACCAAGAACGACTTCCATTACAAGAAACTTGACTAGTGCACAACAGGTGGTGTATAATTCTATATTAGACATGGCAGTATATGCGTACCTTAATTCTGAAATTTTAAGAGACAATACACAGGGTGCTACATTTTACCATGCAGACTACGTGAATCCAAATTGGAAGAACTTACGTAAAACAGTGCAAATTGGAAGACATATTTTTTATAAGAATGGAGAAGTTGATGTCAAGTATGATGAAAAAACTAAATCTGGCACTGGAGCAGGACGATCTATCCCACTCGTATTTTCTACTAATGGAAGAGATTACAATGGCTACCTGCAAGCAAACTATCGAATGGATTTTTGATTCGAACTTTTCTGAGGAACGACCAGAGGTGCTTAACCTCATTGTCTGTTCTCCTGGTGGTGACCTCAATGCAGCATTTGCGGTAATTGATACAATGCGTGGTAGCAAGATACCAGTCCATACAATCGGACTGGGACAGATTGCTTCCGCAGGGTTGTTAATCTTTATTAGTGGCGTCAAGGGTAATCGTGTTCTTACACCGAACACTTCTATCTTGTCCCACCAATATACTTGGGGTGCTTTCGGTAAAGAGCATGAACTGTTTGCTACCGTAAAGGAGTTTGATCTAACGACCAAACGACTTATTGCACATTACAAAAAATGTACTGGGATGAACGAAGCCCAGATTCGTGAAGTTCTTCTGCCACCTCATGATGTATGGCTTGATGCGCAGGAGTCTAAGAAACTTGGTCTTTGCGATTTAGTAAAAGATCTTAAATAGGAGAAAACTTTGAACCATGAAAGAATCACACTTATCATCTGCTCAACAATTGTTGTACTCAGTGCTATCTTTGGTTGCGCCTACTACTTCATCAATCAATCTAAAATTATGGCAGAGACGATTACAGCTGCTTCAGCGAAAGGTGTTGACCCACTAGCAGTGCGTTGTTCCTTTGCCAGCAACAATGACACGATCTGTCTGGTTTATGCGTCAACCATGCATTCAGGTACGCCAGCCACAGGTATAAAAAAGTAATCCTTTTAGGTTACTACCAGAAATAACCCTACCGAGTGTAGGGTTTTTCACCATGGACTGGGAACTAACCCGAAAATGCACCTGAAACCACCCGATTAGGACTGCTTAGATCGCCCTAGGATCGCTTTACAGGGTTTCGGGGGATGGTTACCCACACCCATGGCTAAAAACGGCTAAAAACGGCTGTAAAAATCCCTGTAAAATCAACAACTTACATGCGGAAAAATTCCCTTTAAAATCAATGACTTACAGCGTTGCTTTTCCGCAACGAAAATCTTTTCCAAACTTGCAGAAAACAGTTGACGGAAATTCGGAATTCAGGCATAATTACTTTATAGTGATTAGAAAAGGAAACGAAATGACTGAATTTGAAAAGCGTTGCTACGGTATGACCGAAGCTGACATCCGTGAAGAATACATGGGTTCGATTACTGCTCGTTTGAGTGGTGTGGAAATGGTTGCGATGAGTGTGTTGTCTGATGCGCAAGAACTGATGACCTTTGGTAACGACCAAGCCACAGATCAGGCTCGCAAAAACATCAACATCGCAAAATTCATTCTGTCAGAAATGATGGAAGCAAGAATGTCTACAACTGTTTAAGGGGAAAATTATGAGTCAAGTCTTATACAAATCAAAGTCCAAAGCTGAGTTGCGTGCCGAAGGTGAAAAGGCACTCAAGAAATTCTTGAAGTCTGGTGGCACTGTTGAGATCGTCAAAGCCAAACGTGCACCCAAGCAAAAGATGCGTGCAAAAAGCAGCAAGGGTTTTCAGGGTAGCACTGCACCTGCTGGCGTAACCTCTTCTAACTTTTGGAGATAATATGAAGATCGTAATTTCTACTCAGTTCCGTGAGAACTATGGTGCCCATGATTGGGATGGCGTTGGTGAGTGCCCCCAATACTGGAAGTTTAAGGGTGGTAGTGAGTACATCATCGACAACATCCAAGAGCATGTCAAGCTGAATGACTTCTTTGGCAAGAAGTGTGAGATGATTGTTGACTCAATCCGTGCAAAGATCGAGCACAAGAGTGAGTACGCAGAAGAGTACATCCTTGGCTGGACGATCGAAGAGGACAGCTACCTGTCTGAGTTTGAGAAGTCTCAGCTGGAGTACGATGGTGTGATTACGCACAAAGAGCCACGATTAGATATCGATGGCAACTTGATTCCAAAAGAAAGGAAAGTTGCTTGAGTAGAGACGACATATTGCAGTGGGTCGGTGCAGGGTTTATTGTGGCTGGTCACGTAACGAATGCTATTGGTCCTGCTGCGTATCCATGGAACATTGTAACCTTTGCCATCGGCACAGTGATGTTCCTTGTTTGGTCAGCTAGGGTAAAGAATCGCCCACAGCTGGTAGTAAATGTAATATCGTTGACAATAGGGCTGGTTGGCTTGTACAAAGCACTGGCGTAATTTGGAATCGCTTTACTTTAATTCATTTATGGGGTATAATTAAGTTATGGAAATTACAATTAGAAAAGTCGCCAATGGTTACATTGTGCGCACAGAAGGTGAAGACCCTGTCGAGGGTTTCGTGACGAAGGAATTTATCTTCACGAGAAAATCGCAGGTCATTAAATTCTTTAGAGAAACTTTCTCGGCAGGAGAGTGATTCATGGGTATGATTTTTGTTCGTGACAAGTCTTCCAAAAAGCGTAAGCCCACAAAGGCTCAACGTGAATTGGCAGAGCAATGGGAAGCCATGCTAAAGAAGTACGAAACAAAACCTGTATCGGGTAATCATAAAGCCATGACAGCACCAAAGCCATACATGCGAGAAACACCGCATCATCCTAGTTTAAACAGTGGTCATCATGACACTGCCCTGAGACCCAAACAGGTTTACACAGGAACTAAGATGCTTGGTATCGGTACAATGCACAAGTCAAACTCAGTACCTATCTTCAGCAATGAAGAAGCTGTAGCCATCGCAACGATGCGGAGGAACTGATGTTCTTTAATCTTATGTCATCTGCTCTTGCAGTCCTTGCTATACTGTTGCTGATTCTCGGCAACATTGGCTGGGGTTTGAGTTGTCTTGCAGGATTCTTTTTAATTAAAATTTGGAGTTGATTATGGAACTTTCTATTACAGAAATGCGTGACAAAGTATCGCTGTGCGTTGTTGATCAAGACATGGACGCACTGACCAAGATACATAACTTTCTTTTGACCCAGTCCAAGATCATGGACAAGTGGTTCGACAAGTACCTCGACATGTTCGAGAAGAAAATGAAACCTGATGAACCGAATACCAACATTTGGAAAATGTATCATAGCAAGTCCAATGAGTACTCGGAACTTCAATCACTAATTAGGACTACAGATGCTTACCTCAGAAAATACAAATCAGTTTAGTACTGCCTCATCGTTCTCTCTTTTTATTGAGAAGAGAGCACGAGAAAAACGTATGCCGTATATGGATGCTGTGCTTGAGTATTGCGCAGAGAACTATATTGATCCTCAAGACATTGCATCGTTGATTAACAAATCCCTCAAGGATAAGATTCAGCTGGAGATGATTGAAGCAAACATGTTACCTAAACAGGCACAGTTGGACGTATGAACGAACTGCCAAAGTATTCTATATCATGGACTCAGGTGTACTCGCCCTCGTATACGCTAACATGTAAACCTGGATCCACGATTACCGTAACTGGTGTGAACGAAAGTCAAATTGAATATGATCTCGAACGAAGCAAACTTAACGAAGCCAAAGAAGTCCTTGACCGAATTAAAAACTTATAGTATAATTGCTGTTATACTAATGTTGTTTTTTATTCAGATGGGTGTTCTATTCTGGATGGCGATGAATGGTGACAAGATGGTAGTCAAGTACGACTGCCGTCAATTGATTGGTGGTTGGCATCCCGATATTCCAACTCAGGTAATGGAAGAATGCAGGAAACGAAACAGTGGACGGATTTAATGTATACAAATACTACATGGCTGTCAAGTTGCACTTTACCACTGATGGTTATGATGTATTTGAAACCAATGGACATGTGAAAGGATCACGAGATGTATTTTCTAGCCGTAATGATAGGTTCATTTTTGAGAAACTTGG